TTCATTATATGCTTTTAACTAGATCATATGTAAAAAACACCAATTCAATTTCATCTTCATGTAAAGTATGAAATAAAGATATATATGAACAAATAATTGTTATACATTTATATTTTGATTCTTCATCTAATAAATGGGTTATTTTAATAAATTGGAAATAACAATCTAAAATATCCATTACTGAATAACCTTTATCAAAAATTCCATTTATTATTTTAAGTGCGTCTTTTAGATTTTTATTTGTATACCATTCTTTTGTAAATTTTTCGAACTCAAAATAACTAATATTAGTACAAATATGCTTTGCTTTTTCTAAAGTAATTTTTTCATCTAGTAGATTGAATTTCTCCATATAATTTACCAGTAACCTAATAGAATTATTGCATATATTTAGTACAAATTCCTGTGCTTTTTTTGTTATCTTAATTTTTTCCTTATTTTTAATATTTGACAAAATTTCAGCAAGCAACTTTATTTCTACAGATTTAATTTTTATTAAATTGCATCGCGATTGTAAACTTTCAACTACTTTTTGTGTGTTTGCACAAGAGGATATAAAATTCACATTATGGCTAAATTTATCAATACAATTGCGAAAGACTTGTTGACTTTGTTCATTTATACTATCAATATCATCCAAAACAATAAATTTTTTTTTCCCTGATATACTTGAAGGTGTTTTGCAAAATGTTTTAACCTCCGTTCTATAATAGGATATTCCCTGCTCCTGTAAATTATTAATATAAAGTACATTATCAGTTGGAATATAATCTATGTCATAATATTCTCTAATAGTCGCATCTAATAGAGATGTTTTGCCACAACTAGAATCTCCTATCAAAAGAATATTTAGACTATCCATTTGAACTAATGTACTTAATAAATTTATATACTCTGGATCTATAACGAAATTCTTATATCTTTTAGGCTTATACTTCTTTAGGAATGGTTCGTTCATATGAAAGAAAATATTAATTTATATTTAAGTTGTACTTATCGGAGAGATTTAATCTTTGATTAATATATAACATGGGAGGAATGTTCAGTTCAGCAAAAGAAGAAGTCGAAAATGTAGGTCAAGGTGCCGCCACCGGAATAACCGAGGTCAAAGAAAAAACGGAAAACACGTTGGGCGGTGGTCGCAGAAGACGTCGCGCGGGTGGTAAAACTAGACGTAAGACAGGTGGTAAAAAAAGAGGTCGTCGCAGACATCCTCATAAAGGTCAGCGTTCCAGAACAAGAAAAGGGCGTAAAGATTTTGTAACACACAAGGGCGATAAAACATATAATAGAAGAGGTCATAGACAATACAGAAAACGCAGACCGTACACTAAACGTAGACGCTAATTATATATTAATTTATTTTAGTTAATATATATATACATAAATGACAATCAAAAGCAAACGGCGATATAGAGGGGGGAGTAAATCTTCTCCACATACACCAGCTGATTTACCAGAATGTACAGGAGAATATCGCGGACATCCGGAACCTACGAATGCACCTTGCAAATCTACACCTGGTATAGGAGATCCGTTTGTAGCAGCTCATGATATAGGAGCCGTTACACAATGGACGGGAGATCATGTTTCTGGCATTATTAAGTGGGCAGGAGATAAAATTGGTAATATGACACCAGCTCCTAAACCAACAATAGTACAGAAGGGTCAAGACGGCGGTGCCCGGAGGAGAGTAAATAAAAATAAAAAACATACAAAGCGTAAAAGACACAAAAGGCTAAAAAAACACAAAAGATATAAAAAGCCAAAAGGAGCGAGCGCTGATAACACACCAGTATCTCGCGAATGGATGATTAGAAATAATCTAGTACATATTAATCAGTTTGCAAATGATCCTACTATACCAGACAAAGGTGATAAGTTTTTAAAACTAGTCAATGAAATGAAAAACTCAGGATTAACAGATGGTTATTTTATTATTGATTATAACTCTAGTCGTTCTCCAGGTCACTATGGAAGATATTTGATTTCTTTTGATGAAGAACAAGATAATGATTTGCTACCAGATGCTACAATTTATACAGGTGGGTACGCATACGATATTTCAGAAGCAGAGCTTAGAAGAATGCGTCGGGAAAATGAAGCGCGGGATGCAGTACGTGAGCTGGAAAGGGAAAGAATCAGAATGCGCAACGAAGAATTAGCACGTCAGAGAGATAGAGAGAGAGTTGAAGCCATGGCATTGGGGATCACGGTAGATCAACTAAGAACTAGACGACGCATGGAAGAAATAGAGAGATCAGAACAACGAGAGCGAGCAAGGGTAAAAAGACAAAGAGAGCATTATTTTGCTAATTTACCTGAAAATGAAAATGTTGTTGTATTTGAAAATCCCGATGGTGATATAAATCTTGGAACGATATCAGAGAGACCGGTAACGCCAGTAAACGAAATACCGGTAACACAACCATCGTTATACCAAAGAATAAGAACTACTATGAATAGAATACGAAGAAATCGTACGAGAGTGAGACCCAATAATGTTGCAAGGGGTCATGGTAAATCGAAAAAACGGCGTAAGAGAAATATAACAAAAAGAAAAAAAAAGAAGAGAAGAAAAAGAAAAAAATAGAGAAATTTAATTTTACAATAAAGCATTAGTCTTATTGTAAAATATTTTGAATTTTAAAGATTATCAGTCATAATAGCTGCCAATACCTGTTATGTGACCTTGTGCCGGTGCTGTGGTAGCCTCTAAGACAGGCTTCTTTTGTGCGATTTCTTCCTTTTCTTTTTCTTCTTCGTTCTTCTTATACTCGCCCCATAACTGCAGTCCACCCAACGTCGTCGTGGCGAGTCCGATTAATGGCAGGTTAGAGTCCGTTGTTTCAGAATCATCGCTTTTGTTACCATCCCCATCGCTTTCTTTTTTTTGTGTATTATCACCCTTCACATGATGTTCTATAATAAATTTTTTTGCTTCCGTTAGTTTCTGCATATCATCTTCGCCTATTATATTAATTAAGAGTGAACAGGTTCCGTCAGAAATTTTCTTCTGTTCATTTTTCAATTTGCCCGCAATCTCGTTCACAGCTGTCATATGAAACGCGGCTGTCGATCTCTCTTCATCGGTCTCGTAGTTCACTCTGTCGGTGTGCAATCCAGGTGCTGCGTCGCGAAACAAACTCTTCCAGTTGGAGTTGGAGCATACTTCAGCATCTGGTTTCAATTGGTCAAGCATTCTTTCAGTCCTTGTAGGTAGCATAGTCTTGCTCGCTCCTGATAAACTAGCTGTTAGTAAGCTTAAGGCCATAATTAGATCTTTGAAACCCAATCCTCCCTTCTGTATAGTTCTTCGCTTTTTACGCCGTGTTTTTTTATTTATGAATTTTCTTTTTTTAACACGTGTTCTTCTTCTTTTAAAATGTGCTTTTCTTTTTTTAATTCGCGATCTTCTTTTTTTAACGCGTGTTTTTCTTTTTTTAATTCGTGATTTTCTCTTTCGACGCACGGTTTTACCCATTATAACATAACCAAATATTATAGTTATTTACACCTTTAAATTATTATCAAGTAAAGGTATATCTTTATTGGTTTTTTCCTTATAACATGATAATAGAAGTGATCCCCATGATATTATACATAATATAATGCCTACAATTATTAGCCCAAATATACCATTCATATGACTAGTTAAACATATATTTTTTATATGACTTACTAATTATCTTTGACAGATATGTCAAATTTATTCCTAAAGTAAATAATTCGTTATAAGTATTTAAATTTTAGATAAATACTTATACAAATGGAAGATTATTACAATTTATTAGGAGTTTCGGATAAAGCGTCGGACGAAGAGATAAAAAAAGCGTACAGAACATCATCATTAAAACATCATCCAGATAGAGGCGGTGATAAAAGCAAATTTCAATCTATAAATGAAGCATTCCAAACACTAGGGGATCCTCAAAAACGCAAGATGTATGATATGCAAAAGGGAAATCCTTTTATGGGAGGAATGCCGGGATTTTCTGGAATGGGGGGTTTTCCTGGAATGGGAGGCGATATGATGGAAAATCCAGACGATTTCTTAAAAATGTTTTTTGGCGGAGGGATCCCATTTGACATGCAAGGGGGTCCGCGAGTACAAATTTTTAGAAATGGTCACCCTGTTAATATGAATCGTGCGATGAAACCATCTCCGATTAACAAAACTATTAATATTACTTTAGAGCAAGCGTATACTGGCGTAAATATTCCTGTTGAAGTAGAAAGATGGTATCAGGAAGATAATATAAAAAGAACAGAAACGGAGAGAATATATGTACCAATACCAATGGGTATCGATAATCAAGAAATCATCATTCTTGAAAATAAGGGGAATGTTATAAGTGATAAAATAAAAGGCGATGTAAAGGTCTTTATAAATGTTGAAAATAAAACAGAGTTTATACGAGACGGTCTAGATTTATTGCACCAAAAAAAAATCACGTTAAAAGAAGCGCTATGCGGATTTTCATTCGATATTAAACACTTATCGGGTAAGACATATACTATAAACAATACGAATGGAAAGATAATAACTACGCGTTATACAAAAACAATACAACACATGGGAATGAAGCGAGAAAGAAGGCATCCAGCGTCTCCAATGATTGGAAACTTAATAATAGCTTTTGAAGTTAAATTCCCATCATCATTGACGGATGAGCAACGTGAACAATTATCTAAGATTTTATAATTATTATATAGAATATAATGCTATAACAACGATTATAATAGTAGTAATGAAACTTCCAAATATAATAGATGCTATTATACAATTTCTCTTACAACAACAACCATAATCTTCATATTTTTCATCTTGTAAAAGAATGTGAGGCAAACCTAATAATTCTTGCATTTTTTCCTGCGTAGAAATTTTTTCAAAACAACCGTGAGTGGATCCTATATCTGTATATTTTTCAGGAGGCCATTGAAATATAGATCCAGAAATATCGTATTTTTGATGCATGCGCTTAGCGAAGTTAATTTTTCTTATATAGTTTTGTTTATCTATGGAACTAAATGGATCAGTAATAAGATTTGTTATGGTATTTCGCATTTCTGGTCTAGGCAACTTAGCATAGCAACAACACCAGTTACAACACCATCTTGATCTATTTTTTTCTGCAAATTCCATTTCATCTGCCAACAACTGATCAATGATACCAAATGATGATTTTAATAGTTCATATTTTTCAAAACCATACATTTTTTCATGATACTCTTGATCTATCATTTGTTTTAGTTTAATAACCTCGGGGCTATCATATGATTTTTTACCAAATTCAATTAGGTGATTATGTTCAAGCTTATAGTATTTAATTTGGTTAATTCGATCTCTAATGAAATTAACATAATGCTTTTTCAAACCACTAATTTTTTTTATTACTGAGAAAATATTAATATTAAATGCAATTTTGTATCGATGACGTATAAGTCTAGGAACAATAAATTGGTTTGTTTCTTTAATTTCTTTAATTTTAGTTTCTAATTGTGCAACGGTCTCTTTTAATTTTTTGAAAAAATCAGGCTCCTCACAACCTTCACCTTCTTTAAATTTTGACATATCTGTAAATAAAAGCAAATCGCCTGATTTAAATTCGCAAATAGACTGAAGTTTATCATATTGATGAGCGGATGTTTTATGGGCTTCACTTTGTGCATCTAATTTCAAGTAACTAACTATTGATAATAAAAATGAGATCCCTGCATTTATAGTCGATAATGTAGTCGCACCCCACGGTTGATTCTCAAATGCAGCGGCACATACAGAAGCTGTTGCTGAGCAAAATATAGATGGGAACATCAACATGTTGAGTCTATTTTGACAATAACTTTCAGCTTCCATATAAATAATTTTTTGACCTTTGACGTAACTTGCCAGAATATCCATTGCTGAAGAAAAATATTCATTTTTATTATGATAAATTTCATTCAATTCATCATAAACATCATTATAAGTAACTTTTTTTTCCGAAAAAATTATAGTTCCATTAGGAGCTATAGGCTTTAATTGTCCATATCGTTGTTCTTGTTTATTTATTAGATTTTTACGATTATTATTGGTTACAATCGGGTCTCTAAAAGGGGTGGGAACATTTTGTTTTTTTCTTCTTCTAGGTTGATTATTAAAAACACTGCTAGCGGACGACCTGCGTGAGAAATTTTGTTTTACCGGTCTAGACCTTGCTGTAGATCGTTCAAATGAAAAATCTGGATCATCATTGACATCATTGGCATCATTGACATAATCATCGTCGCTAGCTGTTTCATATGAATAAGTCCTGCTATGAGCTAGAGCTAAACTTAAATACGGTCTACGAACATTAAATAATGTTTGTGGAATTTTAGAAATAAGAAACGCTTCGTATAAAACATGATAATTTACAATATTTCTTGAATGTTTTTTGTTCCATAATTTGTTTTGTAAATTGGTTGCTATAATTAGTGCTTTTTCTTTATTATTTTCAATAAGTAATAAAAATTCTTTACTTACATCTTTGTTAGAATGTGATTCAACTTTTATTTTAACTCTGTTATTTTCCTTCAATCCTTCTTTTAAACCGTGGATAAATTTGTCTAAAGTTAATTTTTTTTGTCCGCAAGCTATCAATATTAGCGTAGGTCTAATAGCAGTGTCAACAATTTGTCCTTTTTCAAATTTAAACTTTATTTCCCGTGGAGCAGTACCTTTGGTTTTTGCCCATTTTTTCCACGAATCATGATGTAATGAACGAACCGACATAATATATATTTAAAATATATATATTATACTTATGAAATACGCTTAGTATCAATCTCCGCGGATACAAGATAAATAGAATTCTCTGTAATTATGATATATTCGCGATCTACTTTATATATTTTACTTACTGGACTGGTATACTCATCTTCACTCTTAACTAAAAGTTTTTCACCACCCTCTCTAACACCAATAAGAACTTGTTTATCACACGATGCCGCCCAATAGTCCATCATGATCGGCTTATCTTCCACGATTCCTAATTTAGCTACGTGTTTTAATGTAGTATCACCTGGAAGTCTATAATTAGCCTCTTCGGTTTGCTGAGTCGTTTCTTCTGCCATCTTTTATAGTAGAAAAGCCTTTAAAATCTTTAAATACTTATTTGCTTAAAAAATAATGTATTAGTATAATTATAATGAATAGCGCTTATAATATTGCAAATATTAAGAACTTCAGCTTGACGCTGGACAAGAAAAATATTAAAACAGTTAAAGAAAAATACACCATACTGATATCAGAATTTTTATTGTGTGCAAGTGAAAATGTAATTGTACAAAATGATAAATACTTTGTATTTATTTTACAAAGAGGACTGGAAACATTGAAACATTGTTTTAAGATGATTTATATGTATACAAGAAATTTGGATTTGACAATTTATCATTGTAAAAAGGCATTTTGTTATTATGTTGAATTTATTGGGCAAATAGGCGACGATAATCACACATATTTGCAGTTGAATTCGAAAGATGCAACCTTATTTGTTTATAAAAAGACCATATTTGAAATAGATAATGAATATAGAAAAAAATTTGAACTAGATGAAGAGGATAAATTATATATGAAATTAATTACAAATATAATAGATATTTTTCATGAAATAATATTGATGATGATTTCGAAAGAACCCGAATTGAATGATAAAAAGGAGTCAGTAATTCATTTTTGCATTAAACAATCGATTAAAATTATTGATAAAGTTTATGATAAAAATAAGTCTCTCAAAAATAATCTAGATAATACTGGATTGATTCTTTACTTCTTGTACGCTATTAAGGATCCCGAAATAGATAATATTAAATATTGTAGTATTTGTGATTCTTTTGTTAAAAAATTAAAAAAAAAATCTATCACATTAAACATGCTTCAAGAAAAACTTTATAGAGGCGAATGTAGTAATTATATTAAAACTTATACTTCATTAAGATTTGTAAATTGGTTATTTCTTTAATTATTCTGGCTTTACCATTATCCACTTTTTCCAGACCTTTTTAACTTTGGCTTTTGCTTTTTTTACAGGAGCATCAATTTTTACTTGACAGTATTCCTTTCTTAAAATTATTTTGAGGAAATCATATATTTTATATAAAATGGTTTCGTCACAATGACCAACAATTAAAACGCTCCCGGTTCTGAATATCATAAATGATATTTCGAGACATTGATTATCACCTTTCCCTTTTCCTTTCTTATCGCATTTTTTTTCACAATGACACACGCCATCCTGTAAACTATTATCTTCATTATAATAGAATTTGCACTGAATTCCCGGATATGAACATGGATCATAAACAACATGAATATTATAAGTATATTTCAATCTGTGTGCAAGAACATCTCTGTCTATATAATAATTGCATGTAAAGTTTGAATTAATTAATACGGTATCAATATCGTCTTTTTTCCATTCTAGTTTTTCTGTACAGAATGGTTGCATTATGTGTATTAAAGCATCCAGAACTTCAAATAAGTAATTGCTACTTTGAATCCCCGGAATCTCTAGTTTACCTGTATTAAATATTTTAACGTGACTTTCTTTATATTTATCGTCTTTTTTTAGTCTAATAATAAGAACAAAACAATTATAAAATGCACCTTTTCTCTTTGTTCTATAACTTGTTAGATCTTTTTTACATAAGCCAATATTGATTTTTCGCACATCTTTAAATTTAACCTTTCTGGCATTTGGATTATCGATCTGTGATATTATATCAACAATCAAGATACCTTCTGTATTTTTTAATTTTTCTTCCAATACTTTAACCTCTTCCTTTGTAGTGCAATTTACTTTCATTTGTTTTTTTACCGTACCAATGCTTTCTTTTTGATAAGGTATCACTGGAATTTTCCAGAAAACATTATTTAAATCAATAGGTCTATTTAAATATGCTATTTTTGTTTGAGTAGATATATAAATATCACTACATTTAGGAATTTCTTCATTTTCTGTCAAAGTTATTTCTTCTTCATCTTCTTGGTTACAATTATTTGAAGGGGTGTTATTGATAAAATTATCCCAGGCATCGTCAACGGCTAGCATTAATATTGTTTGTTTGTCATTCTTTAAGTTGTTCTTTTATTCAATTTATTTTCTAATGGTTATTAAAATGGAGACTAGTAAGCGTATCAGAGCCATCAAGGTGAAAACTCGCACTAATTCTAAAAAATCGGACATTTTAGAAAATATTATTGAAGAATATTGTTTAAAAAGAAATTCATTCAATCCTACCCATCCATCTCCAAATGTATTTATTGGTAAGCTTCAAGTTAGAATGAGGCAATACTATAATAATTTATACAAAGATGTCAATCGTTTTACTGAATAATTAAGCAAATAATCCTTATTTACCATACCATGATGAGTTATATACTTAAATAGTTTAATCCAGTCGTCTTCCATGGCATATTCTTTATTAAAAGTCAAATAATATATAAATTTTATTAGAAATGCATTTACTTCAATATTGTAAAATGCACTTCTTTGTTTAATGTATTTTGAAATGTTAAGTACACGGCCAGTTTTCAATAATTTCTCAAGATTTTCCCATACAGAATCAGTTATTATATTTTCATGAAGTAAATTTGCGTCAGGTGTATGGTTAGACTGTAAGAAATTAATCATGCTTCTTATATCAGATTTAAACATGTATTGTATAGCTAGAATGGTTTCTTTATTGATATTTAACTCTTCTTTTTGTTGAATTTCATTTAAAAAATTAAATATTTTCTCTTTTGGCAATTGACAAAAGCGCAATCTAACAAACTCATTTTGCAATGCCGTATCAATTCTACTAATATAATTGCATATTAAACAGAATCTTACATTTGTAGAATACTGCTGTATTAGCGATCTCAATGCCTGTTGTGCATTTTTTGTCATGTAATCAACCTCGTCCAAAATAACAAATTTCATCCCTGTTCCAAATAAAGATTTAGTTTTTACAAATTGACTTATTTGATTTCTAATAATATCAATACCTCTATCATCACTGGCATTCAAATGAATCATGAAACCTTTTCTAGTGCTGGAATATTTTGTTTGGTATAATTTAATTAAATTTATAATAGTTGTAGTTTTTCCTGTTCCAGGCGGGCCATAAAATAATAAATTAGGGAAATATTGTTTTTCAATTACATTTGTAAGTATTTTTTTATTTGTGGCATCTAATACAATATCTTTGAATTCTGTTGGTCTATATTTTTCAACCCAAGGACTATGTTCAGTCATTTAGATAATATATGTTTATACTTTTATATAAAAATATAAATTGAAAATATATAAATGAATAATATTAATTGTACTTCAACTAAAATGAATAATACCGGGTATTTAGCCGTATATCTGGGGTGCATGTATGCAGGTAAAACCTCGAAGCTAATATCTATTTATAATAAAAATAAAACCGCAGGAATTTCCACTTGTGTGATTAACTATATTGAAGATAAACGATATCATGATAATAAATTATCCACCCACGATCGTAAAATGATTGAATGTTTATCGGTTCGAAAAATATATGATGTATTTGAAAATGATCCTAATCTTTTAGAACAAACAGAAGCTTTTATTATTAATGAAGGGCAATTCTTTTCAGATTTATTTGAGGTAGTAAAATTACTGGTTAATGAGCATAATAAAAAGGTGTATGTTTGCGGATTAGATGGCGATTATAAAATGAAGAAATTTGGTCAAATTTTAGATTTGATACCAATATGCGACGAAGTGGAAAAATTACATGCCATATGTACGATATGCAAAGCTCCTGCGTCATTTACTAAACGCATAACACAAGAAACCGAACAAAAGGTTATTGGAAGTGATAATCATATTCCTGTTTGTAGAATGTGTCATTTAAAAAAACCATAAAATTTTACTTTATTTACAATTATCGCTTTCGTTTGCGCATTCGTTTGCGCCTCCCTCTACATTTTTTATATGTTTTTCTTGCTTTACGCCAGCATTTTTTAAATTTTCTCGTATGCTTTTTTCTGGTACATTTATTAAAACTGCGAATTGATTTGCGATAACATTTTGATATTTTATGTTTTTTATTCATTATATTATAATTACATATTTAAATTAGGTCGAAATCTATCCCTAACAAATTTTGAAACAATGCTACGTGTACGATATGTTAAATTATCGGACGCAAGTTCTCTATAAATAGATTCCATGTTATTGTATCTTGTTTTGTAATTTATTATAATTCTACCCGGTTTATTATCACAGGCGCAAAGGGGACCAATCCAATATTTACCATGTTCAAGTAGTTCTTCTTCTGAGAACCGCTCTTGTAACTCTATATGATGCAAACTGGGAAATTTAAATTTTTCATTAATAAATTTTTGAATGTGTCGCGTTTTGATTTTACCCAGATTGTTTTTACGGATCCATCTTTTTGGAATACCATTGCAAATAGATTTACCGCATAAATATCTACTATTCATGCAACCATTGCTTTGTCTCCATAGTCCAGGAGGTGGAGATATTGTTATTCTACGAGGTTTACACAATTTATAATTATGATATCCATTAATTCTTCGCCACCAGATTTTTATCATATTGACCTTCTTTTTCTCTCCAGCCTTGATACAAGGACCGATAAAATGCAATAACACTATTCTAAAAGCTTTATAAGCCGTTGTGTCAATATATGTCATAAATATGTATGCTATATATCCATATATATTTATTTATTTTCAATTTAAATCCGTAAATGATTAAAAAAAGTATTTAAATTAAATACCACAAAACTAGTATACGAAATGACTAATGCTAAAAAAGGCGGTAAAAAACGTGGGAGAAAGCCCAAGAATACTAAATTGGTGGATAAACCACCACCTAAAAAGAGAGGAAGAAAACCAAAAGGGGGGAAAATTATTAAAAATTTTGGCGATATGAATAAAAATAAAATTGTAAAAAAAACAAATGTTATTTTACATTTAAAATGCTCTTCAAAAGAACTAGATAGCGAAGATGGTGTAAATCCGAAGCCAGAATTTTTGAATATTAATAATCAATCAAATATAAATTATAATGAAATTAATACTACAGACGAACAAAAGATTGAAAAGAAAGATGTATGGGAAAAAATACGGCGACTTAAAATTAAATTGCATAATAATGATGTATCTGATAAAAGGTCAAATTGTTTTTGGTGTACCTATCCTTTTGATAATCCACCTATTTATATTCCAAAACAAGAACGAAATGGCATGGTTGAAGTTTATGGGTGTTTTTGTAGCCCCGAATGTGCTGTGGCGCATCTTAAAAAAGAACCCCTGGATACATCCACACTTTGGGAAAGATATTCATTGTTGAATAATATCTATTCAGATATCTATAAATACGAAAATAATATTAAACCTGCGCCAGATCCACATTATATTTTAGATAAATATTATGGGACTCTTACAATACAAGAATATAGAAAGTTGCTGAATAATCAGCAATTGTTATTGGTAGTCAATAAACCATTAACAAAAATCTTACCAGAATTATATGAGGAAAATAACGATAGTCCTAGTATTTATTCTAATTTATTGACACAAAAAAATACTGGTAAACAACAACTTAGATTGCATAGGAAACTTCCTAAAAATACAAAGAAGAGTTTGTTAAGTTCTAATTTCAATATGTAGTAATAACAATATATAGGAAGTATTGTTATTGCTAATTTTTCATTTTTTCAATATATGCTTCTTGGATCTTTTTGATTTGTTCGGTTCTTTTTTTTCGGTTATCATAACCTTTATTTACATCATCCATGAAATTTCTTATTTCTGAAAATACTTTTTGATTTGTTGTGGTTGCCTCGATGGTCTTTTTTTTATTATCTAATGTGCCCATAAATTCTTTGATTACATTTACTGGTTCGCCTTGGTGTTCTCTTAATTTATTAAAAGCTTCTTTGAATGTATAGGTTGTTTGTCTCATTACTATCCCTATTAAGTGTCGTATTGTTGCCATTTCTATAACCTTTTTATAGTCTCCTTTATGAAATATTAATCCTCGCATTGCTTCATCCTCATTTAAATTAGTCTGCGAACATACATACTTAATAATTTCAAAATGTTTTTTGGTCCATTTATTCTTAGACGTATCGTCTGTAATTTCTTCAGAGATTACTTTATTACAGGATAAATCTGAAATTTCAGGAGTATTCATTATAATATAAATAAAAATTATTTTAAATCGTATTAAACGATTCCGTTTATATTAAATAAATATGGAAGCATCTAAAGTTAGAGAAAGCGAAGTCAATAAAATGATGAGCGAAGTTAGCAAGGTAATTACTTCGCATCTGAATAATCTAGTGGATCGTTTCGAAGAAAATACAAAAAATATGGTTTCTACCGTTGAAATTCTCAAGGAACTACCTATTATCAAAGATCTTGAGACACGTCTTGAACATTTAAAAGCTGAAAATATAAAATTAAAAACGATAATTAAGGAAATGAAATGTCAAGATAAAAAACATATTGTGTTAAAAACCGAAGAGATTAACGATGAAGAAATAAGCGTTAGTTACTCAGATATTGATGCACTAGTTACTGACCAAGTTACAAATAAGAATAGTGAGGAGAAGTTGGGTCTTTATCATGGTGAGGTGGGTTCATATATGGATTATATGGCAAATCAATCTGATACTGATACAAGTGAGGATGAGACGGTTGAAGACGATGAGGATGACTCCAATGAAAAAAGTATGGAATCCGCCAAATCGACATGGATACATACGCCCAATCCAGGAACTCTTCTTGGAACTTGGAGTTCAAATGATCAAACCGATAATGATAAAACTGTTGAATCGGCTGAAAAAGCAAGGGATGCAGATGAAGCTTCTGAAGAGGATGATGCTGAAGAGGATGATGCTGAAGAGGATGATGCTGAAGAGGATGATGATGCTGAAGAGGATGATGCTGAAGAGGATGATGCTGAAGAGGATGATGCTGAAGAGGATGATGCTGAAGAGGATGATGCTGAAGAGGATGATGAGGATGAAGAAGAAGAGGAAGAGGATGAAGATGAGGATGATGAGGGTGAGGATGAAGAAGAGGAGG